TCTCAAGGCGACGGATGCCGACGGAAAGAAGTTGTTCGAAGTCGATCACAAGCCGACGCTGCTGAACAAGGCTGACAGCAACGTCGTCGCGCGAGTCGCAAACGCAATCATCTCGACGGAGGCTCCCGCGGTTGAAGAGCTAAAAAACTGATTCACGGCGGGGACGGTGCCGACTTCCTCGCCGTGTATGCGATTGCAGATCGACTCGGCAAATTTGCGCACGAGGTCGCGGCGATGCCGGTGCAGGAATTGAACGGATGGCTCGCTTATATAGACCACCAGAACAAACTGAACAAACCAAATGGCTAGCGCGACATTTCAACTTAGGGCGGTGGACGAGACGGCGCAGGCGTTTGCGAGCGTGCAGAACTCGCTCGGTAGGTTAGAGAAATCCGCGCAAGGACTTTCGAAGATTACCAAGCTTGCGTTCGGCGGTGAGGCTATACTCGGAACGCTGAACATGATGAAGCAGCGGCTCGACAATGTCGCTACCGCCGGCGAAGAAGTGGGGTTCAATGACGAGCAAATTCTGGCCGCGATGAAGATGCAAAATCTCGTCGAGGGAACGCTAAATACTTTAATGAAGCTGCCGCTGGCTCTTGCGCAAGTTGGCATCAGCATTGGCAACGCGTTCAGTCCATTAACCGAGGACGATATAAAGAAAAAGCTCGATGCTTTACGAGCGGACAAATTTAAGAAGGAGCTGGATGCGTCTCGCGCAACGCTGTCGGAATTAAACAAAGAATTTGACCAGATAGGAATGTCGCAGGAGAAACTTACCGAGGCGAAGAGGAATCTCGCTGCAACGCTTGGAGATGAACTCGCCGCGATGCGCGGAAAAGGTGATCCGGTCGCTACCGCCAAAAAGGAGATCGAGCTGCAAAAGGTTGTTAATGACCTGAAAAAGCAAGACACCACCGAGACGCAAAAACTGAACGATCTTGAGAAGCAGGCCGGTGCTCTTCGCACTCAAAATATGTCTCAAGGGCTGAAAGATATGCAGCTCAAACTTGCGGCCGACAAAGAGCGACTCAGCGCTCTAACATTCGGAGGCAGGGATGCTAACTCATTTGCCCTAAATATGCAGGCCGAGGAAAAGACCACGGCGCAGAAAATCAAAGACCAAGAGGAGATTATTAGGCTCCTGCCGCAAGTCGCAGCAGGAGAGGAAAAAATCAACGCGCTATTGAAGGAGCAGAACAGGCTCGCATACGATGCCGGAAGTATTCTCGCGTCCGGATTCGAGGACGCAATTTTCAGCGGTCAAAAACTAGGCGAAGTCATCAGATCGATCGGCATGGATTTAGTGCGAATGGTATTTCAGCAGACCGTCAGCGGACCGCTTGCAGCCGGAATCAGCGGCGCGATCATAAAGGGTTTCGGCGCTCGCGCAATGGGTGGTCCCGTAAGTGCAAATTCACCCTACGTCGTCGGCGAGAAAGGCCCCGAGCTTTTCGTTCCCGGTTCATCGGGCAGTATTGTGCCGAATGGCGCGATGGGCGGGGGCGGCGGAAAATCCGGCGCGGCCGTCAACGTCACATACAACATCGCATCCGGCGTTTCGCGCTCTGACCTCGTCCCGATCCTCGAACAAGAGCGCAAGCGGCTCAAGGCTGAGATTCCCGACATGGTGCGTCGCGGCGGCGCCTATCGCGCTGCGTTCGCCTAACGCTCAATCGCATGGCTATCACATACCCGCTTTCCCCTCCGTCGCCGTTTCGCGCGAGTCGCTTGAGCTTCACCGGCGTCTCTGCGATCTCGCGAAATATGTCGCCGTTCACGATGCAGGTGCAGCAATACAATTGGCCGGGGCAGGCGTGGATTGGTTCGGTGGAATGCCCGCCGATGACTCGCGCCGATGCCGAAGCGGTCATCGCGTTCCTGTTGGCGGCGCAGCGCGGCACGTTCTACTTTCAAGATTACGCGAACACGACCAACCGCGGCGGCGTTACTGGCACGCTCACCGTCACGACCGCGACGGCCAACGGGACCACGCTGACCTTCGGCGGCGCCACCGGCTCGTTCGCGCTCGGGGACTGGCTGCAAATCTCGACCTCGCTTTACAAGGTCATCCAGGTCAATTCGTCGTCATCCGTTGACGTGTTCCCAGCGCTGCGGTCGAGTTACGCGGCAAGCACGCCGATTACCTACGCGAACGCCAAGGGCGTGTTCCGATTGGCGTCAGCCTCGACCGAATGGTCAATCGACCTCGCCTCGATTTACGGAATTAACTTTTCCATCGTCGAGGACGTAGCAACATGAGCATAACAACCGCAGGCCGCACGATCTCGGCGGACATGGTGACGGAAGTCACGACCGCGCATCTCTCGCCGATTCTAATGGCGTCGCTTGATTTCTCGACTCCTCTCTACCTCTGGACGGGTTACGGCACGCTGACCTACAATGGCATTGGCTACCTCGGTCTTGGCACGCTTGGCACCATTTCTCCGGTGCAGGAGACGACGGACTTGGCTGCGCGAGGAATCACGATGCAGCTTTCGGGCGTGCCGACTGCGATGGTTTACGACGCGCTGACCGAGGACTATCAGGGCCGCGCGTGCTCGATCATGTTCGGCGCACTCTCGCCGACGGCGGGGCTTATTTCGTCGCCAATCACTGTTTTCTCCGGGCGCATGGATGTGATGCAAATCAGCGATGACGGGCAGTCGTCGCAAATCACGATGACGGCAGAGAACAAGCTCATCGACTTCAAGCGCACGCGGGAACAGCGATACACCGACGAAGACCAGCAAACGCTTTTCCCGACTTACGCCTCGATCACTTTGCCGGACCTCGGGCTTGAGTTTGTTAACGCCATCCAAGAAAAAACGATTTATTGGGGCAACCAGAACCACACAAACGGCACGGAATGGAACGGAGGAGGCGACACCACTCCGCTAGGCAACGAGTAATGAAACGCGCTGCAAACTGGCCGACGCTGCTGACCGCCTTCATCGAGGAGCGGCGCGATGTGCCGTGTGCGTGGGGGCGTGCCGATTGCTGCCTATTTGCGGCCGACTGGGTGCGTCTGACTACTGATCTGGACCCCGCGGCTGATTTGCGCGGCAAATACGATTCTGCGCGGTCTGGCGCGCGCTTGCTGCGCAAGCTTGGTGGCGTTTGCGGAATACTTTCAGCGGTGGGCGAATCTTACGGAATGGTTGAAATCACTTCGGCGCAATGCTCGCGCGGTGATCTCGTCGTGCACGACACGGGGCGGGGAGACGCAATTGGGATTCAGCTCGGGAACTGCTCGGCTTTCGTAGGACGCGACGGACTGATCTTCGCCCCGGTGGCGACGCTCAACGGTGCGCGGTGCTGGCGAATCTAAAACATGCCCGAAACAGTCGCAATCTGGCTCATCACAACATTCGTTGCAGCGAATACGGCAGGAGTCGTAGTCGTCAGCATGGCGGCACTCCAAGCGGTCACTGCTGTCGTCTCGTTTATCGGCGTCATGGCCGCATCAATGGCCGCGTCTAAACTGCTCGCGCCGAAGATGCCGAGTTTCGCCGACTCGTCGCTCGCCGAACGCTCGCAAATGGTGCGCTCGCCGATTGCCTCTCGCCAAATTATTTACGGCACGGCGAAGGTCTCGGGCGTCGTCGTTTACATTTCAACGACCGGAACCAAGAACGAATACCTGCACCTCGTCGTTGCAATGGCGGGTCACGAGGTCGAAGAAATCGGCAACGTTTACTTCGGCGACGAACTCGCGCTCACCGGCTCCGGTTCATCGGCGACAGGCCGCTTCGCCGGAAAAGCCGAGATTTACAAGAAACTCGGTGGCGATACGCAGACCGTCGAGACGAACTTACAGGCCGCGACCGCATCGCTGACCGATGGCAAATGGACGAGCGCGCACCGGCTGCGCGGCATCGCTTACATTTACGTGCGCCTGACGTGGGACACCGAGGTCTTCGCCAACGGCATTCCAAACATCTCGGCAATTGTGAAGGGTAAGAAGGTTTACGACCCGCGCACGACGAATACGGTTTGGAGCGCGAACGCTGCGCTCTGCCTTCGCGACTACCTTACGAGCAGCGCAGGCATGGGGATGGACTCGGCCGAGATTGACGACACCGCAGTGCAAGCTGCTGCGAACATTTGCGAGGAACAGGTGCAGGTGCTACCACTCTCCCCGACGACCTACGAAAACCGCTACGATTGCAACGGCGTGCTCTCGACGAGCGAAACACCCGACGCAAACATCGGAAAACTGCTTTCTGCGATGGGCGGTCTGATCGCGTATTCGGGCGGCAAGGTCGTGATTTACGCAGCGAACTACCGAATCCCGACTGTTACGCTTACCGAAAAGCATTTCGCTGGCGGCATGAACGTGCAGACGCGCACGAGCGCGCGCGACCGCGTGAATGCCGTGAAGGGCGTTTACGTTTCCGAGGCGAATCAATGGCAGGTCTCGGACTTTCCCTCGATTGCGCCGTCGGCGTATTACACCGCGGACAATAACACGCGCTACTGGCGCGACGTAGTGCTCCCGTTTACGACCTCCTCGTCGTGCGCGCAGCGTCTCGCGGTGATCGAACTGCGCCGCGCCCGTGAAGAAATCACGTTCTCGGCTCGCTTCCGCCTAGAGGCCATGCAGGTCCGCGCGGGCGATACCGTGATGATTACCAACGCCAAGCTGGGATGGTCAGCGAAGGTGTTCGAGGTGATGGAGTGGCATTTCGTGACCGATGGAAACCCACCGCAGCTCGGCGTTGACATGACGCTGCGCGAGACTGCATCGAGCGTTTATGACTGGACCGTTTCGGACGAGGTCGCGGTCGCTGACTCGCCGAATACGACGCTGCCGAACCCTTACGCAATTGACGCGCCTACGAATCTCACGCTGACGGCAAACGGCACGACGCAATTGATTCAAGCCGACGGCACGGCGCTCCCGCGCATCCTCGTCTCGTGGAGCGCGCCAGCCGAGGAGTTTATTCAATCGGGCGGCACGGTCGGTATCGAATACAAGGAGAGCACGTCGACAACGTATCTTACTTGGTCGCGTGTTCCCGGCGACACGACGCGCGATTACATTTCTTCGGACGTGAAGATCGGATTGACCTACGACGTGCGCATTTTCGGGGAATCGTATTTCAAGGTTTCGACGAGTTATCTGAGCGCGACCACGGGCGTCTCAAAAGACACGACGCCTCCGGCAGTTCCGACCGGACTCACGGCGAGCATCGGCACTGGAAAGGCAGTGTCGCTCGACTGGAACGACAACACCGAGCCGGACTTTTCGGAATACGGCGTTTATCGGCTCACGTCCGCAGTAACCGCTTCGGCCCAGAAAATCGCCGAGACGCGCGCGAGTCGGTTTATTGACACCGAAGTCACGCTCGGGACGACTTACTTTTACTGGGTCAGCGCCTACGATTCTGTCGAGAATCAATCTGCGCTTTGTGGATACGTGAGCGCCACGCCGGTCGCGATCACCGCCGGTTCCGCAGACTCTACTGCGCCGAGCACTCCTTCGGCTCCGACGTTCATCAGCTCCACGGTTTATCTTTCAACCGACGGCACGAGCTTCGCGCGAATTTCGCTCACGGCTCCTCCGCTTCCAACTGGAGCGGTCGCGCTTGACGTGCTGTATCGCCGCACCGGCGCGAGCGATTGGGTTGTCGGCAATCAAATCGCGTCGTCGGTGTCCTACGCGGTGTCAATTGACGATCTGACCGTTGGCGAATCCTACCAGTTCGCCGCGCGCGGTATTTCGTTCTCGGGTAAGATCTCGGCGCTATCGACCGCGCTGAGTCAGAGCGCGCCGAGCAATACGACGCCGCCGGATCCGCCCACCTCGGTGACGTATATCGCAGGAAATTCCACCGCGTTTGAGCGCCCTCCCGAAATGATTGGAGGCGCGGTCGCGTTTTCCGTTCGCGTAAACTGGACTCCGCCGGCGACCAAAAGCGTTCTCAGTTACGAGGCGGTTCTCACGAGCGTTGACACTGACGCCGCGGCAAACACGGAATACGCCAACGGAAATTTCTTCCGGCAGTCTATTCCAGAGGAAATCTTTTCCGACGTCTCGCTGTTCACCGCATACATTCGGGTCCGATCAGTTGATCGAACCGGACTGAAAAGCGCGTGGGCAGGCGGAGGTGTAAACCTTAACTCACCCACCATCTATTGGGGAATCCCTGGCCCAACGCTGATGCGTCAAAACGCAAGCAGCGTCGCGATCACGGGCGGTAGCGTTACCAACATCACGGACATCGCACTCGCGGACGGCGGAACCGGCGCGAGCACCGCAGCTAATGCGCGCACGAATCTCGGCGTGACAGCTACCGGCTCAGATACGACCTACGTCTATCGCGCGAACAATCTCAGCGACGTGGCGAGCGCATCGTCAGCGCGAGGCAATCTGGGGTTCAGGACTTCTGTCTCGCACGTCCAGACAATGTTGGGCGGGGCGCCGACTGAATCGTTTTCCTATGCGCACAACTTCGGCGTCTTGCAGGATCGCATCCTAATCCAAGCGGTCGCGGTTTCATCTGGCTCACTGAGCATAGACGAATACTTGGTGCAGCACGATTACGCAAATGCGGGCAACGACACCAACACTTCGTATTTTCTAATCAGCACAAAGAGCGGAACGAATCTTACGAATCAGTCCGTTCGCGTGACGATAAATTGGCTGCCATGAGTTCCGTGCTGCGCGCGTCATCTAGCGCAAACATTTGACGCGCCCTAAGTCGCGCAACCATCGCGACTTACAAAAGCAGCAGAACAAAATACGCATTTGAGCTTTACGCAGGATGGGCGTTGGTGTTGAGTGTGCACGTCGAAGGGAATTAACCCCGAGACCAAAAACAAAAACAACATGAACGCCGCTCAGATCGTCGCCCAGATAGTCAAAGCAATCAACGCCGGTGCGCTTCCTCACAGCGCAATTAAGACCAGCGCCAAAAGCATTCACGCCGCATATCCTTGCACGAAGGCAACGGCGCAAGAGGCGGCTTGGATGCTTTCTGAAAACTTTGCGTGATGGTTTATCTCATAAACTCCTCACCCTCCTCCTCGCCTTTGCGACCTAACGCTACCCTTACATCCCCGCAAACCACCCCGCTACCTCTTCGGAGGCGCGGGGTTTTCCGGTGCCAAAGGGAATTAACCCCGAGACCAAACACCAAAAATGAAACTCACGCTCACCACGAATCACGCTGCCAGCTCCTACGGTATTCCTGT